AATTATTAACACCGCCTTTTTTAGAATGTTTGCTATATGTTAAACCGCATACTTTGCATATAGTATTAGATGAAACGCTTCCGTATTCGTCTAGAAAGCCATTTCTTATTAGTAATTCTTCAATAAATAATACTCCTGATGCATGCACAATATTGCTATAAATAAATATTTTTCCTTTATCTTCTTTAATACAAGAATGTATTTCCTCTAACATTCTTTTATATTTTGGTCCATATAATCCGATATTATTATATAACATAAAGTCTCCTGTTAATTTTCCATTGATATAGTCTATCATATACTTATTTTTCCATTTCTTATCTGCAAATACTAGTTTTTTAAAATCCTCATTTTTATATAATCCTATTTCTGGGTCTTCAGGATTTTCTATTACCAAATCTACAATATGTTTGCTATCTTGATTTAATGTTCCAGTATATGTTTTTTTATATGTAGCATGCTGTAAAGGAGACATATTGCATTTTGTAAATTTCAAATATGGAATTCCTTTAATACTTTCGCCTTCGTTTATTAGTTTCGGATAAGATTTTGGGTTTAAATCTACTAAAAAACTAAATCTTCCTCTTGATAATTCGGCTATTTTTTCTAAAGCGCCAGGTTTTAACTTTTTATCAGTAAAAAAATCTTCTTTTTGTAAATTAGCATTTGGTATTAGTAGATTTAATAAATCAATTACTTCTGTTGGTGAATTGTTAAAAGGAGTTGCAGACATAGAAACAAATCGTAATGAAGGTTCTTTATCTAAAATCGCTTGTAATGCAACTCCCCAATTATTTTTTTCAACGGTATTATAAACATTATGAATTTCATCGCAAATTATAATGGAATTTTTAAAACTTGCTAATAATTCTTTATTAAATTGGATAACATTATTTTTTAGATGTAATTTAATTTCATCTTCATTTAATTCTGATATATTCATTCCTTCTGGTAAAACAAATATTTTATTAACAAATCCTTTATATCCATAAAATTTAAAAAAACCATTCTTTTTTCTATTAGTAAATCTTCTTCTTATTTTAGTTGCGAAATCTTGATATTTTTCTAAATCACTAGGACTATTCAATGCTATTTTTTTTAATCTTAATAATTCACTTCTTTCATCTCTAGAAATAAAACCAAATTCTGGAAATCTTAATAATTCATGTTTAAATACTCTTTCAGAAAATCCAATTATAAAAACGCTTCCTATTTCTGCATTCTTCATTTGATTTTCCATTTTGTATATTTGCATAAATTTCATTGCTATAGATAATCCACCTATTGACTTTCCAGAACCAGTGCTCCATTTTATATGTAATCTCTTATATGGAGTATTTGGATTAATAAAATTACGCACGAATAATTGATGCCCTAATAGTCTTAAATAATTATTATTAGAAATTGCATCATCTAAAACATATTTAGGAATTATATCATCAAAAATTTCTGATTTATTATCCCATCTTTTAATCCAATAAAATTCTTTCCTTTGTAATAAATCCTCTATTAATTTTGGATTTTCTTGTTCTAAATATGCCATTTATATATTATATTAATATATATTTTATATAATATAAATATGCTAATAGTCGCATTAATCATATTTTTAATAATTTTAATAATTTTAGACAGTAATGTTAGCTGCTTTCCCAATAAAAATAAAATTAATTCATTTCAAGATATAACACTTGATGACTTAAACACAATTGCTTTATCAGAAATACCATCTGTTTCATATTATAATTCAACAAACCCTGCAGTTAATGAATGTTATAAAGATGATACTAATGATTACATTAATTCTAATAATGAATTAGTGCCATTAGCTAATAACTCTAATAATACTAAGGAATTAGAAAATGTTATTAATAGTATGTATAATATACAACATACAGAAAATAGTGGATTTTCGAATAAGATTAAAGATGAGGTAACAACTATGAATAAAAAAAATACTGTGCAAACAAGACGAACTCATCCAACTAATGATTCCCAATATAAAAGTTTATAATATTTTTTCATGTATTTATTATATATAAATGAGGAGGGGTGGTATGTTTGAAGATAAATTTATAGACCTTAGGGATTATCAATTAAATGAGTCAGAAGATACAGTTCGTGAATTTGGAAATGCTAAACATTTAACTATTCATGATGCTGAATATGACCCATTAGCTTATTATGAAGGAAATAAATTAGAAAAATACGAAAAAGAAAAAGCAGAATATTTAGAATTATTAAAACAGAAAAGCAGCTCTTCAGATGCATATAAAACTTATGTTAAATCTACATTAAATTCTATTAAAAAAGAACAAGAAGAATTAAAATCACCATTTATTTTTAATCCTGAAATTAAAGGAGGAAAAAAGAAATCAAGAAAACGTTCTAAAAAACCAAAGAAATCAAGAAAACGCAAATCTAAAAATTGAAAGTAATTTTATATTTAAAAATGGACGCTAAAAGATTGGCTATATTCATATTGCAAAGCATTATTATAAATAACTCTAGATTATTAATAACAAATTTAGAAGCACAAGATATCTTGTATATAATCCCTACATACTATGAAATACAAAAACAAGAAAAGGAATTTGTTATTGATTATGAACTAGAATCATTAGTTGATGATATAATGAATAAAAATATAATAGTAAATGAAAAATCATTAGTTCGCGAAACATCTGATGATATGATTAATATGTATTATAATATCTTGTATAATAAAGTTAATAGAGGAAATTTAATAGTAATCCATAAATTCATACATCAATATATAGTTAATCATATAAATAAAAATACATTTCCTGAATCTGTTGTTATTAGAATAAGGACTTTACATAGTAAAGTATTATACCAAGATTTATTACAATTAGGAATTGATTTGGATATTAATGAAGAATTGATATTCGACCCAATTAATTAAAAAATATTTAATATTTACAAAAATCTATATACAACTAATATAATTAATTATAGATTCATCATCCCAATTATTATACATCATATGTAAAAATATAGTTAAAGCAAAAGATTCCGGAATATCAAAATTTTTAATATAGTTTTCTATTAATAATTGATTTTCTTCTAAATCCAATTCAAATTCATAATCATTTGCAATTATTCTTAGTTCTTTGTTAGAATTCCTATAAATATTAAATTTTTTTACTCCTTTTATAAAATATTTTTTTTCATTCTTACCAAATTTTATATTAGATGTTTTACTTGTTATCTTATTAGGAATATCGCTATCAATATCATAATATTCATAAGAAAAATTATTTGTATTATGAATATATGAAATTTCCCAACTTGACTCATCACAAGATATATTTATATTACTGACATTTATCAAACAGTGTATTTCTCTTAATCTCAAGTTTATAAGCATTTTTTTAGCTTCCTCAAGCCTGATTTCCAATTCTTTAATTTCTTTAGTTAATTCCTCTATTTTCTCCATATTATTATATCATTATTATCATATTTTTATATTATCTTTTTCATTCCTGAAATATATAATATTTTTATTTCGAAAATAGAGTATTTAAATATAATAATGAGTATTTAAATATAATAATGAGTATTAATAAAAAAGAGTATTTTAAATATAATTTAAAAACTGAAATATATATATAATAATAAATGCTTGTCAAAAAAATACTCCAGATTACTATTGATTTAATTAGTGTAAATGATATTTATAATCCAAATAAGAAAGAAATGCTAAAATCTAAGCTTGAATTAAAGTTTAAGAATAAGTGTTATCAAAGTATGCTTATTAAAGATATACTTGATGTTTTAAGATATTCTGATACTAAATTCACAGATAATCGTCTAGATGGAAGTGCATTTATTGATGTTACATTTGAGGTAGAGGGTCTAGTTCTCGTCCCTGGCGAAATTATTTATAATTGTAAAATTGTAGATATAAATGCTTTCAATGTCATATTTGATATGTCATTTGCTTCAGGAGTTCTAAAAAATAATAAAATGCCTAATAATGAAGACCCAGAAAACCTAAAAAAACTATTCAAGATATTAAAACCCAATATGAAGATTCCTGTAATAGTAATTTCTGCAAAATATATGCCCAATAAAGAAAAGATTTCTGTTATTGGAATTCCTTATGTTCCATATAGTTATCCTAATATATCTTATAGGATAACATCTCCTCTTAATGTTTATGATTCCGAGAAATTAGCTGGAATTGTTGATGAATATAAACGTGAATTAGAGATTCATAAAAAATTATCAACAAAATCTGAGTATGCGGTATTCAATGAATTATTATTTCCATTGAAAAATGATAAAGTAAATGGAAAGTTTAAAACATTGGACTTAAATATCGATAAGTTATTTGAGGTAAAAACTGGTTATATTATGTATCCAAATGAATATTCAAAGAATTCAACTATTTCATTATTATATTCTGATAATCCTCCTGAATATATGACAGTAGATAATACTATGGTTGGAATTTTGAATGATATAATATCTAAAAAAATATTATATTTACAAAATTTACGAGGATTTATAGAAAATTATGATAAAGAAAAATACCAAGAGAATAAGATTTATTGGCATATGTGCATGACATTTAAAAAATAGCGTTTGTTTTAAAAACTGTTTATAAAACAAACTAATTATAAATAAGTTAAATATTATTTTTTTTCATAATATATAATTTTTAATGGATAACGAAGAGATAATTAACCAAATTTTATTTATTAATAAAAATATTAGCGAATTATCAAATACCGATTATATAGGGATTCTACAAATATTATTAAATTCTACGATTGACGAAAAGAAAATACAAGAAAAAGGCGGCGGAACTCAAATTAAATATAAAGATATTCCACCAGAAATTATAAACAATATTCACGATTTCGTAAATTATAGATTAAAAGAAAAGGTATCTAAATTAAATACATATACAAAAGAAGAGGAAATATTTTAATTACAATTAGTTTCATTATAATCAAAACTATTTAATTACACCAAAACTATTTTGTTATAATATAATTCATTATATTTATTAAAATATATAAATGGATTCCCCAAGAGAAGACGATGATTTAAAAAAAGATGATTCAATTAAAATTAATATAAATGACTTATTTGAAATATCTTCTGAATCATCATTTGGAGATAATGATTCATTATATGAATTAAAATCTTTTGAAAACTTTAAAAAAAAACATAATTTCGATGGTGAATCATCAGGGTCAGAAGTCATTATTTCAGATGGAGAATTATCTGATGATGAGATAAATAATAAAATAAAAAAAGTTTCTTTAACTTCCATTAAGTCAAATTCTTCTAATTCTTCTAGCTCTAGTTCAAGTTCTTCTAGTTCAAGTTCTTCTAGTTCTTCTAGTTCAAGTTCTTCTAGCTCATCATCTAGCTCTAGTTCATCAAAATCTTCAAAATCTAGCGCTAGTTCTAATAAGAGTAATTTATCTGCAAAGAATTTAGCTAAACATTCAGAAAATACTAAATTAATTAGTGAATTTATACAAAACAATACTTCAGATTCTGAAAAATCAGATAGCTTAATTGTATCAAAACCAAAATCGGACTATTTAGAAACTATGTCTAATAGTTCTGAATCAGAAAAGAATAATTTATCTGATGAATCAGCTTCTGATAATGAAAACAAATTAGGAGGAAGTCATCATACTTTTACATCATTATTAAAAAATACATTTGATGATATAGATTTATAAATGTATTAATATATTTTATAGAATACAAATTAACTATTTAAACATATTTTTTTTTATTTCTATAAAATGAGGAAAAATCAACAGAGGAAAAATAAATTACTTAAAAAAGAAGATGATTTATTAAATGAATTTATTGAGATTTCAAAAAAAGAACGTTATGATAAGGCTTTTAATGAAGTAAATGATGTATATGAAAAAACGTTATTTAAACTTAATTCAGTTCAAACAAAAATGAATGAATTACAAGAAAAAATAGAAACTGTAGAGAATAGAAAAAAAGATGAAGTTATTTCATCTTCTGCTATGGCAACTTATGAGCTTAATAAAAAAGAATTAGAAGAGCTTAAAAAGTCATTTGCTAATTATGAAAATGACCACAAAAAGGCTTATGAGAAATTAGAAGAATTCAAGAAAACGGGCAAAGTTGAAGAAAAGAAAGTAGAAACAAAAACTGATAATAATTTCCATAAAGAAACTTTAAAAAAAGCAAATGATATGTGGGCTTTTGTTAAAAAATATGTAGATCAGAATCCAGAATTTAAAGATTTAAAAGATAAACAAAAAATAGAGATTTTCCGAAACAAGCTAGGATATGCTAAATTAATGGATGAATTGCCAATTGTAACAAGATATATGATTTGTATGGGACAATATAGTTCATCTGCTTTATTACGTGTTATGGAAAAAGCAAATACTATGAAACATCCACCAGAACATGAAAGACCTAAAGGATATATGCAAGACCAATGGGTAAGAAGACAAGCGGATTACGTTCAATATATGTGGGAACATTATAACAAGGGCAGACATTATTCTATCGCTGAAAAAAAATATGTTTATGAACATACTTATAATTTACTTAAAGGTGAATTTGATGACTTTAAAAATATGCACGAAGAAATTGAAAAAAGAGTTAAAGATGAAAAGAAAGAATCAACTGGTAAAAATGTTAGAGAATTATTAGAAAGATTGCAAACAGGAAAACAAAAACTATCATTAAATGAAGAAAAATTATTATTAGACGAGTTATCTAATATTATAATTAAGAATAACTTTAAAAATGTTATGAATGAATTATTAAAAACAAAGAAACCATTAAAGGAAACCTGCACTTCTGAAGGAAAAGGAGATGCTATGCCAAGACAAACAATTCGTATGATTGAAACTGTAAGCGCAGATAGAATGCATGAAATCGATGATAAATATAAACAAGATGAATACAAAGGAATGATGGTAGATGATGAATATTATGATATAATTGAAGAGACAGTTTTATAAATAGTTTGTTTCACAAACAGTTTGTTTTGCATAAATAGTTTGCTTCACAATTAGTTTGTTTCACAAACAGATTGCTTTACAAACAGATTTGCATAAACTAAATTCTATTTAAAATTACTTTTAGTAAAATACATATTATATGTATAAAATAATCCAGAATTTAATAACCAAATCGGATGATGATTTATTTTTATTATCAAAGTGCAAAGGTGATATAAATGAGTTTTTTATAACATTATCTAAAATTAAAAAAATAGATATAGCTTTTTTTTATTCTAAATATCCTATATTAAATATTGATTTGAAATATATTTTTAATATTTTATCCAATTATATTGAAAATATTGAAAGCAAATTTTCTATAGTTACTAATTCACCTATTAAACCACAATATTTGGTAAATATAGAAAATATTTATACAGGAAATAAATATATTAATGAATATTATACCAATAATAGTTTAAAATGTTCTATTGTCAATATAGAAGAAAATATAAAAAATAACAATGTAATTTATAACTTACTCGATTTTTCATTTTTGTATAGCAAAAAAATAACTCTTGATAAGACTTATTATATAAAAACTTTTGATGAATTTTTATTATCTAAAATATTTGAATATAAAAAAATAATGTTTATTTGTAATAAGGATATAATATCTAGTTCTATTTATAAATATATTTCAGAAAAAAGCATAGTTATATTTCATCTTGATTTCTTAATTATCTATTATGAAGAAGGAGTAAGTCCATTTTTCTATAAGAATAATCAAAAAATATATAATGTTTATAGAAATAATAATTTTATAATGATGGATAGAGAAATAATTAAAATAAAACATCCTGAATATCTTTTATTTTTTAATTCTACACAGGATGAAATAATACCATTTCCAGAAAACTATACAGAATTAAAATATATGATTGATAATTTAGTATTACAAAATGATATTTTAAAGAATTTATATTCTCTAATTAAAAATAATGATGATTTGATAGAACATATTATAAATAATAATAATTATTCTATTTTATCTATTAAAGACTTGATATTAACTGGTTTGATTAAATATAAAATTAAGATTAATGAAAATATAAACAATCAATGTGAAATATCTATAAAAAATAATGTTATTAAAATATCAGGGAAAAATACTCATATTTATGAATTCCATAAACATATAAAAGCAAGATATATTTACAATTCATTACATAATATTAAAAATGAAAGTGAATTAAATTTTATAAAAATAAAAATACCAACAATAGATGTTTTATATATTATTAATAAAATTATAGATGATAATGAAACAATATTTAAGATAATAGATAAAACGAAAATTATAATAGAAAAAAAAATAACTTCTATTAAAGAATACTTTAATTTCTGTGTTGTTTAGTTATATTTGATTATTATTTTTTGATTATTTTTTTGATTATTTTTTTTGATTATTTTTTTGATTATTTTTTTTGATTATTTATAAATTATTGTTTTTTATTTAATTATTATTTTTTTATTATTTAATATCTATTTTGTTGATACATTGGTTGCATTTGTTGCATTTGTTGTGGATAAACTCTTTGCATATTTTGCGAATATATTGGCTGATTATCATATTCATCATCATAGTCATCGTTATTCGAACCTGACATACTCATCATTAATACAACAACGAAGAATACACAAAATATTATTATATATAAAGTATAATCTGAATTATTATCACTTGTATTGTTATTTGTACTACTTGTATTATTTCCTGAACTACCAGTATTTCCCCCTGTGTTTCCAGTTGAGGTTCCTCCGCTATTACAATCTTGAGAAAATATTATATCATCTAATAAGTTATTATTACCATCTATTTTTACATCTTGCTTGCATATTGTGATATTAGGACACGTATAATCTCTTACATTTTGTCTCATATAACCTTTATTAGCACAAGTTTTATTCCAACATTTAGGATTTGCTAATAAAGAAGCAGGGATTAAACTTCCTGCAGGAACAGGTGGTGGATTTTCACATGAACAAAATTCAGTTCCTTTATTTTCTGGTTTTTGGCAAATTGCAGCCCCTGTTGTATCAGTAATTCTATTCTTGTTATCTATACATCTATTAAATAGTTTTTTTGAGCATGCTTTATTAAATATATCATCTGATGTTCTTACGCAATGAGGATGGTCTAAATTATCAATACAAAACGTATCAGGAATAAATCCACAATTAACACCTAATAATGCTGATATAAAATCACCCGATACATTCATTGTATTAGCTTTAAGTCCAGTAACACTTTTTCCTGATGGGCATATCTTATCAAAAGCAATACCTTTATCAGTTCCTATACTTTTTATTTGATGAACTCCATCTAAATCACCTTTTCCAGGTATTGAATTGAAAGGTCCTTGTAAATCATTATTTGCTTGTCCTCCAAAATCCTTATCCCCTAAAACTCCTAATACTGTGCCATCTGAACATGTAGCTTTAATTGCAGATATTCTATCATTTGCCGTTTTAATAGATAACTTATCAACAAATGAATTACTAGGACAATTAACTTCTTTAGGAGAATTAGGATATAATCTACATTTAGTTGTAATATCTTGTAATCGCCATGCATTGCCTACTTTTTTAATACCTACTTTGTATCCATCTATAAATTCACCGTATTTACATTTATCATCTTTATATTCAACGTTATGGTTTCCAATTCCATTTATTCTTTTTAAAAACACTTTCGAATCTTCCCAAGTTTCTAATCTATTACTTGGTCCTACAAAAGCGGGTCTTTCGTCTGCTAAATTCATGTCATTAGTTCCTGAACATTGAAAACTCCATGACCTTTTACCATTATTGCATTCTGGTGCTATTCTTTCAAAAAAGTCATTTTTTTGTATAACATTTAACTTGGTGATTAAACCACCATCGCCACAATAATCACTAGTAGTATTTCGGCACTTTCCGCCTGACATCTATATAATAAGTATCATAATTTAATAAAAAAATAGGTATTATTAATGCTAGAATAATAAAAATAAATAATGTATATGTTTGTTCTAAATTGTTCTTAAGGACAGTTTCTTGTAACTCTTCTTTATTTTCTGGTAATTGAAAATTTTGTTTATAGTCTTTACATGTAAATTTTATAGTTTTTTTCATAGTATTGCCTTGTGTTCCATTAGAACCGCTTTCATCATAAGCATATCCATCTATATATGAAGTTTTTTCATCAGCATATCCAGTGCATCTAATTAGCCTTAATGCATCTGTATCTTTTTTATTACCATATTTTTCAATTTGTATAGGAGTTTCTTCTCTCATATAATAATTTAATGTAGAACGTGGATTATTAATTTCAAAATTATTAGGTAGATTTTCATCACCATAACATTGTAATTTAGAACCATCTAAGCAATCCATACATAATTTATTAACTTTATCAGTAACATTTCCATAAAACTTTTTAACTATTGTCGGACACTTCGACATATATATTATGATAAAAAATATTTATGTTTATATATGTTGCTTTTTATACTAGTTTTGTTATTGCTTTATTATTTTATAACTGAATATAATTCGGCATCAAGTTTTATAAATGATAAAACACGTTTAAATAAAACACGTTTAAATAATAATACATCAGGATTTGCAAATAAGCATTTAAGCACTTATAAAGATGATAATGAGTTTTATGTTGATAAATCATTATTTATGCCTTTAATTAGTGAAAATATGGTTAAAGAAAGAACTGGTAATCCTTCATTTGTAGTTTATGGAAATTATGGAGATGTTCCATTAGGAATTTATGAAGAAAGTGATTTAAAAACATCTAGGGACTGGACCCGAAGTGATTCTGTTTATGTTCCTAATACTAAAAGTTTATGGAAACATATTTAATTATATATAGAATGTCATGCCCCGATAATGAAGTTATAGATTTGTTATATGGTTCTTATGATTATGGAATAAAAAAATTATGTGGAAGATGCACAGATGGAACTTTATTAGATTGTATAGGTGATAACAGTGCATATAATAATTTTACAATACAAGGCGCAAAAAATAAGATTGATAAAAGAGTATTTTATTTTACTAAAGACCCTACTGAATTAAAAGGACCTCTAGATAAAACAAATAATTATGTTGTATCATTAGGCGATATTAATAAAAATTTACCTATTAAGGATAATGATTATAATGCTAAAATAGGAACAATTTTAGATAAAAATGCAACCTGTTATGGAGGAGAATATATTAATGGATATCATTCAAGTGTTAAAAATGATACGGAACATGTAAGTGATATTGCATTTTCATGTGGCGATTATCATGTAATTGTTGAGAAAGCAGCAGAACCTAGTTTTATTGATAAAAATAAAATATTGATTATAATCTTATCAGTAATATTAGCATTTATTCTACGTTTTATTTATGAAAAAATGAGATATAATTCTATAAAAAAAAGTATATTACAAGGTAATTATGAATATATTTCTGATACAGAAAATACCAATAATACCGATAATACCAATAACACAGAAAATACAGATGATTCAGAAAATGCTTAATTATTTTTACTATATATTAAATAAATGTTAGTAAATATTGTTTAAAAATTAAACCACTAAATACATTTTCATCGGTTCTTAGTCCTAATGCTAAACTATCTTCTACTATTTTTTTTATTCTGTCATTAATAGTATTCATTTTTTTTGTTTTATCTAAATTAAATACCTTATCACTTAAAAGGTTTCTATTGTAATTATCATGTATTATTTTCATAAATAAATTAGAACTACTTTCTAATTCTACTAAAAATGCTAGGAATAATTCTTTAAAATCATCAGACTGATATTCTACGTATTTTTCTATATAGAAGATTAATGATTCAGAATAAACTTGTTTTATAATAAGATTGTGTAATAAATCATTTAATTCTATTTGATTTTGAATATTATTATTATATTCTTTTTCTATTAATGAATTCAATGCTGAAATTAATTTATTTTTTATATCATGTCTTATAGTTATTATATCAACATTTTCAACTGATTTTTTACCCATAGATTCAAGATTAAATTGAGTTTCCAAAAACATATTCTTTGCACAATCAACCATAGATAATGTTTGATAGTTTGAGATTCTGTCATTTTCTGCACCATTCTTTAGATAGTTAATAAATCTTTCTAATTTATAAATAGGGATATCGTATTTTGTAGGATTATACCATAAAGAAAGACATCTATAATTTGAACCATCAATAGTTTCGATTATATAAAATGATTTAGCATTTATATTATTAGAACTAAACCCATAATACCATCTTTTATCACTTAATACCTTTATAATTTTAAATTTTTCTGATAACTTTACCGTAGGTCCGTAATCAAGGCTGATTACATCTTCTGATTTTTTAAATAAATCACTTATTTCATAATTAACTGGATTTTTGGTAATATGCATCAAAATTATAACTCCATTTTCAGAATCGCCCATAAAATCATCTAGAGATTTATATTTCGTATTATTAAATATAATGTGTGCTAGATTTTCTATAGGCATAGATTTAGTAGCAGGATATAATCCATATCTTTTTAAAGGAGGATTTGATAAAAATAAACTATTCTTTTCTTTTATTAAGAAATCATATTTAGTAGTTTTCTTATTAATTTCTTCCTGTAAAATATAATCCTTTATATCTTCTATCATTTTATTTAATTTTATAATTTCTACATTATTTGTTATCTTTCCCAAAAATGAGTCTGTTATATAAGAATACATACTAATACAAGGATATTTTTTAAATATATTGTTTAAAAATTGTAATTGCTCAAATTTTTTTGTTTCTTGTTTGTCATATAATAAAAATATTTCAGGAACAAATGCATTTAATATTCTTATTATATCATCTTCCATATTAGCTTTTGTTTTAATAAGTCTAGATAACATTTTTCTTTTAACAAATACTGTTGATTCAGAACTAGTTAAATCATTCTTATTTTTTATTTTTTCAATTATAGAATCAATATAAGAAATAATTTTTTCATAGGAAAATAAAGTATAAAATGAAGATTCTATAATTCCATTAAATGATTCCTTATCTATATTATATTTATTACTTATAAGTTCATCTATTTCTTCTATATCTTTATACAATTCATTATTATATGTAGTATTAACATCTCTGATTTCAACCAATAATAATTTTATATCTGAATATATCTCTTCTATTATATCCATATTTCAATAAGTATTGAAATATTTCTCCAATGAATTATATATTTCAATAATATATATTTTAAGATATTATATATTTTACATTTCAAAATAAACCTAAGATAAAAAATATTATATAAAATGGCTACGAAACATATTAAAATTTCTCCTAAAGTTACCGACCCAAGCATGAAAAATAAACAAGCAGAACAAGTTTTAGAAGAACCTGATGTAGATATGAAAGAACTTATTTTTGATAGTCCTCAAAAAACAAAAGAGGAAGAAGCTTTTTTTAGTTATGATAATAAGTTTTTAGTCATTGTTTTTGCAGTTGCGATTGTTGCTTTATTTTTAATAGTAATTTATATGTATTATAAATCAGATGATAAAGAAAAAGAAGAAGAAATGTTAAAGAATAAAGTATTATTGCCAGATTATCAAAATCAACAATTTGATTTTATGCAAAAAGCAATGCCATATGCAGACCGCAATGAAACTCAACATAATGAAAAAGAATCTAAACCAGAAAACGCTGTCGAAAATGCATATTATAGTAATTTTAGGAATAATGATTCTGTTCAACCAAATAAAGAAGAACAAAATAATTTTGCCAAACCAAAGAATTTCCCAAAGAATGAAGAGCAAAACGATGTTATTAAATTAAAGAATCTTACTCAATCAAAGAATGAAGTTAAAGTAAATAATGAATCTAAAGTAAATAATGAATCTTCACCAGATAAAGAAGATAATGTTGATTCAAGCGAAATTAAAAACGAAGTTGAAGAAAATAAAAAACCTGTTGTATTAAATACTGCTAATGAAGTAGATGAAATTTTAAAGATTACTTCAAAATTAGTTTAAGTAGTTTTTATTTTTTTAATTTAAAGATTAAAATTTATTATTGTATAGCGATTTAAGTTAAAAAATGGTAAGAGCAACAAAACAACAACCAAAAAAGAATGTTAGAAAGGTAGCACCAAAAAATGAGAAGTCTGTTAAATCAGATAAGAAATCTGTGAAGAAGCCAGTAAGCAAACAACAGAAGCCAAAGAAGGATAAGAAACAAGAGAAACCACTCCAAAAGAGAGTGTTAAGAGTTAAGGAAGCATCGATTGATATTGCCGGAATTGGTATTGGTCCTGCTAGAGTTAAAAGAGTATTAACAACAATTGCCCTTAATCCTGAGGAAGCAAATGCAAGAAGTGTATTATTAGCTGCTGAGAATAAGCCCGTTATGCCAAAAAGCACAAAGGCTAATCCCAACCCCCAAATGCCACCACAAGGACCACAAACTCCATTAAGTAAGCTTACTTCTATTACTAAATTAGTTAATGAGGCAGAAGAATCATATAGAACTTCCTTAGTTGAGGAATATGAGAGGTCTAGATTAAAGGCATTACTTGCTAATAATAAGAAGAAAGTTACCCCAGTCACATATCAATTAGCAAAAAAAGAAGCACAGAGCAAATCTGGGTTTGTTCTTCGCGAGTTTAATAAGAAAATGTTCAATGATTTCTATGATGACTTAGAGAAATTCATTCATGAGAATGATAACTATAGAGTAGGAAAAACTGTAGAGGAAACTGATGTTAAGACTGGAGCAAAGAGAACAGTTGAGAGATATAACCAATGGACACGTGCAGTTGCATTAATTAATAAATTATGTGTTAGATTATCTTCTGAAACTAGAAATATTCTCGCTGGATTTTTAGATAATCTTGTTTTACAATATGCAGAGAACGGAATGTTTAATTGTGTTAATGATAAACTAAGCATTGTTAAGTTAAAGCATGTTTTACATAAGGGAGAAGGGTTCGATACTCGTGTTTCTCTTGATGCTTTTGCTAGAACTTTAGATAGTTATTCTGATGCTTTAGTTTGGTTAGCAGATGAGAATCCTGATAAAAAATATGGTGCTTCTTATTGTGAGGAATTTGATGGATATGTTGTAAATATTTGCCATAGTGTAAGAACTCGTCTTGCAAACTCTACAGAAGACCAAGAACTAAGAATGAAGTATTTAAATACTAGTTTAAGCACTGAATTTAAGAAGTTTTGCTCTAGAATTGTTTATGAATCAATTTTAAGAGTTGGATATATTCTTCGCAATGTTATTGACTTGAATGGTGTTAAGACAGTAAGTGATAATCTTATGTTCCATGCTATTAGACAATTACATGCAACAGTTGGGCTTAATTCAGAAAGCTTAGAAACAGACCTTAGAAATAGACTTGAGAAGTTCTCTAAATGGCGTTCAGTTAGAAAGGAAAAAAGAAAGAATAACGAAGAAACAAGCAATGTTGATACAGATGATGATGCTAACTAAATATTAATTTACTAAATAAAAAAAATATCATATAATATTATACGATTTATCAAATATTAATTTTTTTATTTAATGTTTTTTTATTTATCAATAAAAAATTTATTTCTTACTTTTCTTTTTTTCTCTACTTTTCCTTGGTTTTCTTTTTGCATTCATAAATTCAGGATTATATATATTATCAATATCAGTAGTTTGTTTTTTAATTCCATTTACCAATTCTACTATTAGTTCTTCTATATCTTTTGAGCAATTGTTATCTCCAAATGATATTCTTAAAACTCCTCTTTTTACTACAGGAGGAGCGCTAATAGCAGTTAATACATGACTTGCTTTATCACTAGTTGTTAAACAAGCAGAACCAATAGATATAATTATATTTTTTTTGTCTAAGTATTGTTTAAGTTCAATATTACAGAAAGGACGACCTTTATTTTTAACTACTGCTAATAAAACAGTATTCATTAAGATAAAATCAGGTGTATCATCTGGAGGTCCTAATGAAACCAGTTCTAAATTATTTTTTTCTTGATTTGTTAAATAATTCTCGAATGTATTAAATACATATATTTTTCTTAATTTATCTAATAATAAATTTCTTAATCCAAATAATTTTTTATTCTTTTCTTTTCTATTAACAAATGCATATTTTAATGCAACTGCAGTTGAAATAATACCAGGGACATTTTCAGTTCCTCCTCTTAAGTGTTTCTGTTGAGACCCATTTATTTCTGCTTTAATATTATATCCTTCAATAAGTTCATTATTAATAATAAGTAATCCCATTCCTTTTGGTCCGTAAAATTTATGAGATGATGCACTTACAGCATCTATATTATGTTTTTTCATATCTATTTTAAATTTACCGAATACTTGAACACAATCTGAATGCATTGGTATATTATGTTTATGAGCAATTTTTCCAATTTCTGAAATACTATTAATGATTGGAATTTCGTTATTAGCAAACATAACAGAAATTAAGCAAGTATTAGATTTAATTTCTGCTTCAACATCTTCAGCCAATATATTTCCATATATAGTTGGTTTTACAATTGATAGCTCAATATCTCCATTTTCTAATAAATCTTCAACACATGACATAATAGAATGATGTTCAATAGCGCTAATTATTACATGTGGTTTATTAATATTATTTTTTTCTAATAATTTTTTCTTATATGCTTTTACAGATGCTCTAATAATAAAACAATTGCTTTCGGTTCCTCCTGATGTAAATAATAATGTATGTGAAGCTATTGATGTTTCGCAATGTGCTAAAATTTCATCAGTTACTTTTTCTATAGCAGCTTTAACGGGCTTTGAAACTTTGCTATCTGAAGATGCATTATAGCAACCTAACCAATCATTATGCGCCTTTCTGGCAGGGTCACAAATAATAGTAGTTGCATTATTGTCCAAATATATTGAATTAGGACATTCCCTTTTTGCATACATTCTATATATAATAACAAAAAAAATAGAATTATGTTTATTCTTTTTCATGTTCCTTTAACTTATCATTAAGAGACATTAAAATTTGGTCTTTACACATAAGCACTCGTTGAGTTACTACAAATAACTCTTCATTAACCTTGATATATTTATTATGCAAATCCATTAATACATCTTTTTGTTCATAAATTGGCTTTATTTGTCCATCTTGATTTCCCCATAATTGAGACCTAATATAATCATTCTGCAATCTCTGTAATTTTTCATTTTCTTCAACTAATTCTTTAGTTACTTTTTGTAAAGATTGAACTTTCTCAGTATATTCAGTTTGTAATTTTTCGATATCCATTTTATAAAAACATAATAATATATATTTAATAGGTATTTTTTTATATATTTTTCTATATTTTAACATATATTTATAGAATGGATATGTATTTCCTATATTTTAATATTTTGAATATAAAATTTTTAATATTTAAATCAGTATGAAGATTAAGAAATCGTTTGGAATAGCATGTATTAGGAAAAAACAACAAATAGAAATATTGTTAATTAAAAAACCAGTAACATATCATTATTGTGAATTCATTTCTGGACATTATTATAAGAATGATGACAAACATATATTAAAATTATTTAATAATATGACTTATTATGAGAAGATGGACATATTAACTTTAAAATTTCATATAATGTGGTTTCGTCTTCATAGAGTTAATCCAGAACCTAATATATTTCAGGGTAATTATTCTATGTGTAAGCAATATATACAGAAAAAGAATAAATTCGAAACTACATTTTTACATGATGGAGGATTGCGATTAAAAAGATTAATAGGAAATAGTAATAATATAGATACATTATGGGAAGCGCCAAAGGGTAAAAAAAATACTGGTGAATTAGATATCGATACTGCAATCAGAGAATTTTATGAAGAAACATTAATAGAAAAAGATAAATATAAATTATTACTACATATAAAACCATATATAGAAACATATTCTGATTTTAACATAACATATCAATCTATTATATATTTTGCAGAAGCAATAGGAGATTGGGAACCTAATATTTCATTTAATAATAATTTACAAACTAGAGAAGTTGCATGTATTAAATGGTGTGCATTAGAAAATATAAAATATTTAGGTATTGAAAAAACGGCTCTCAATAGATTAATAAAAATGTTCAAAAAAATAAAAGAAAAATATAAAAATTCACAAAAACAAAAGATTCGTAATATATATAATAAAAGTTAATATTTTATATAATTATAAAGATTCCATTTTTTTTCATGAAGCATATTATATTGTAAAAGAGATATATAAATTAATATGTCATGTATCATTTGTGATTTTCTCGTATTGAGTTCTTCTTCATAATCTGTTTTTTTAAGTTTTTCCAAGTCAAATTTTAAACTGGAACCGTTTCCTATATGTCTATTATATTTTATATTATATTTATTACTATAAATCCAGCTTCCAGCAGTAAAATTTCTTTTTTGATAAACTATTGGAATATTTAATTTTATAAAGTCTTCTGGCGGATGATAAAAACAACAAGTATTTATATTTTTGCATTCATGTGCAAATTTACATTGAAATGTTTTTTCATTTCCATATTCTACAATATCGCCTAATGACCCTTTTACATTAAACCCATTTATATTAATAGCGAATTGTTTTGTTTCTTCTATGTAATAAATAAATGATGTTGGTATATATTCTTCATTTGGAACTATTATTGCCGGTATTTTTAGTTCTGGAGTAATATCTATTTTCTTCATTAATGAATTTCTAATTATAGCATGAGTTTCTATTGTAGGATATGGGTCTATAAATTTATTAGATTCTTTACCTTTTAACATTATACGTTTTCTATTGCTTATTCTTTTTATACTATTCGAAATATCAGCCATTTTCTTTGCGACTGATTGAATAATCTTAATTCCACTTTGTATCTCTAGTATTTTTTCATCTATTTCATCTTGTTGCATAATAATATTAAATTTAATTATATTATTATAAATTTCATCAGCATTCTTTAAATATTCTTCAATATGCATTTTAATATCTATTATTTTTTCAAATTAAAATTTCATATCAAAATGAAAATGTCATATTAAAATTTCATATCAAAATTCATATCAAAATTGAAACATACAAATGTAAAACTGATAATAAGCTAATGAATATAAAAGATATATAACCATATATATAAAAAATATTAATACAGTTATATAATAAAATTCCATGTTATATATTGAATATATGGAATATAAATGATATTCTAAATTATAAATGATATTCTAAATTATAAATGATATTCTAAATTATAAATGATATT